TGGTCTGTGTTTGCCGCAGCAGTTAGTGGCCAACCGTTCTCAAGGCAGAATGCATAATTTGAGTAATAATCGTTTGGTCCAAAACCGCCCTGTGAGACGCTATGGAAATAGTCTGGAGTGTGGTTTGTCCAATTTTCAAATCTAATTCCGTACTTGTGCGTTGCAGCACATGCACGAACCATTTGATTCACATCGATATTGTGTGGGTCTGTAAAATACTGTCTCCAGTGCTCGGTTGAGCCTTCACCGACACCAATGATTCCGATTTCAGATGAGGATACGACAGTTATTTTATAGGATGGGAAAAAACCGCGAGCAATTATTGCAGTAACTAAACCAGCGGTTCCAGAGCCAACAATACAAATGTGTTTTTGCATTTTACCTAAACCATGAAACAATTGAATATTTTATCTCTTGGCTATTTTCCCCAACTGGATTAGCGTAATGGAAATATGGGAAATTGCTTGGGAAAAACACAACCGAACCAGCCTTCGGTTTTACTGTTACATCAAGTAATGGAAATGTAAGTTCTCCACCATCTTCAACATCGTTCATAAATCCAACAAGGCTGAATACTCTTCCGTTATCCTTATGGTGGTCAACATGGCCTCTGTACTCTGCGCCAGAACCGTACTTAAGGATTCTGTAACCCTCATTTTCTGTTACATCTATATTAAAAGAGTTTCTGTAGTGCCAGACAGAATTTTCTAGTTGCTCAGATATGCCTTGCACTAATCCAGCAAGAGGTTTTACTCTTTCTACCTGTATATCTTGAACATCTGTAAACAATGGAGATAGTTCACAACCCAAAGAAGAGCGGTAAGAACTAACGGTCGCTGTATTATCATCACCAGTTTGGGACCTAAACCACTGAACATATCCCCATTCTTGCTTGCACTCTTGTTCCAGCAACTCAATGCAGTTTGCTGGTTTGAATGCGTTCTCGTACACATAAATACATGTTGCAAGTTCAATTGGCTTCATTTTTTACCCTTTTCGTTATGAATCTATATCTTTGATTATAGTCACATTTGAGTTAGCAATGTGGCTAGAAATATTTCTTGTAAATACAACAAGAGTGCCAGGGGCTCCAGGGTTTCCAGAAGTTCCAGGGTTTCCAGCATTTCCAGGGTTTGCAGTTCCTCCAGCGCCTCCTGGGTAATCTGGGTTATGTCCAGGATTTCCAGGATGTGGGTTTCCTGGGTGTGGGTTTCCTGGGTGTGGGTTTCCTGGATGTGGGTTTCCAGCGACATGTGTATTCGCGTTGTGATTTCCAGGGGCATGATAATTCGCTACTGGGGGGTTGCTTTTTGGATGACTATGTCCCTTGTGCGTGTGGTGGCTTGCGTTATGGAATGGGTTTCCTGGCGTGAAGTGTGCAGGGTCGTGTGCCGCTGATACCTTTGGCGGAGAATTTCTTGCTGGGCGGTGGTGGGCGGCGACATGTCTACCTGCGTTATGCCCAGGGTTTCCAGGAACGGTATGTGGGTGTTGATGGTTTGGGTTTGAGAATGTAAAAGTGTTTCCTGGGTGTCCACCTGCTCCAGTATCTGTATGTGGGTTAGCCGTTGCGCCACTACCAGTGTCAGAATGTGGGTTTACGCCTGATGGGTTATGACCGCCAGGATTATGCCCACCTGGATTATGCCCACCTGGATTATGAAACGGAGCAGCAGCAATTGTGGTTCCAGCATTTCCAGCGACCCCAGGGTTGCCAGAGCCTCCAGATGTTCCAGATGTTCCAGATGTTCCTTGGCTTACAAAAGTACCGCTTCCAATAATGTTATTTGCAACAATTACTACTGAACCGCCAGACTGACCAAATGTACCAGCAGTTCCCTTTGACCCTTTTGTTCCAGCGGTTCCTGCGTTTCCTGAGCCAGAACCGCCTCCAGAACCAGCGGAGCCAGGATTTGCCGTACCGTCAGTACCGTCAGTACCGTCAGCACCGTCAGCACCTTTTGAACCAGGGTACCAACGCCTAATCTGAAGTCCAGTTTGGCGTACTCCATAAATAAGTGAATCAAAGTCATCAATTGAAGCAATAGAGGCAATACTTCCGTCAATGGCATCAGCCGAGTCGTACCCAGCAGTTCCGTCATCTCGCGTCATCACGCTTCCAGCAAGAACCGATGTTGTTTGCGAAGTTCCGCTAGGCATTCCTACTGTGCCATTGTTTTCAAGAGTTCCCTTTACAAATATTTTAAAACCATTTGTAAATAAAGTAATTCCATTATTAACAGTTAGGTTGTTGTAATACATATCTCTTGATATTGTCTGATTGGTGGAAATGATGACATTTCCGTCAGCGCCGTTGCCAAACATTTTTATTGCCCTATCGTTTTGGGCAGCCTTGTTTGATGGTGTGTTAAATCTAAATTTTGCCATTATGCGACCTGCATGTAGTATACAGTTCCAGAAGCACAGCCAGTGCCTCCACTCACATCCGTGGATACTGAGGCATTAAGACTTGATGCTGAAGAGATGATTAAAATAGCACCGCCTCCACCTCCGCCAGCACCCGCTGTTCCAGGGGCAGAAATATATGCAGTTCCAGATGAAACTGTTATATATCTTGCTACAACCATGACTACTCCGCCGCCGACTCCAACGGTTCCACCAGCACCACCGCGAAGAAATGTTGGTGTTGGACTAGCCGCAGACACAGCCCATCCTCTTACCGCTTGGAGTGGTTGTTGATAGTAGAGCGAGCCACCAAGCGCTGCTGATGGGGCGGTGGCAGTATGCGTAGCGCTATTTCCGCCAAGACTGTGAGTTACAGCGGCACTTGTGGCGCCACCTTGGCCCAATGTTCCAGCAGTTGAATACCCAGTCGTATAGCCAATTCTGGAACCAGAACCAAGGGTGAGGACATTGCGCACAAAAAGCCTATATCCATTTGTTGCAAGAGTGACACCGTCATCAATAGTCAAGTTTGTGTAAAACTTATCTTCTGATAATGAGGTGTTGCTAGATATGGTTGCAGTTCCATCTGAGCCAGAGTTATAAATAGGGTCAGGAACATTTACATAATCAACCACATTTGTCCATGTACTTGAAATTGTAGATGTACTTTCTGCAGTTGATATTGTCGTTCCATTTAAGCGAACGAACGATGCCATTACGACTCCTCGATACCAGTTACAATAATGTTTACTGCTGTGTTTGAACTTGCATAACCAATGATTTGGTCGCTATTTGTAGCGTTTGCAGTGCTTCCGTTATTGTTCAAAACCAAAGAAGTTGAAATCGTAATGGTTTCGTTTGCCGCCAGTGAAAGTGCACTTGTGAAGTTGTGCGATGTTGCCTGAGTAACATTTAATGGCTTTAGGGCAAGAGTTACAGTCACGGCGCTGCCAGTCGTATTGCACAAAATAATCTGCTTTGCAATGGTCGTGGTGCTAATCGGCGTCGTGTAGAGAACCGTAGATGTTGTTGTGGTCAGTTGGGTTGGGCCAACCAAGCGCTTTTGTGTTAATGCCATTACATAACCTCCATGTAGAATCTTATCAAATTATCTCGAACCACTGTGCTATCAGCCCAGGCGCTACCATTCCAGGCCAAAACTTCTCCAGTTGTTGGAGATGGAGCAGAAACATCACCGACATCGTCTAGTGCGTTGATAGTTGGGATGCTGTCTGCAACCCATGCTGTTCCATTCCACTTAAGGAACTGACCAGATGATGGCGTAGACGCAGAAACATCGCCGATGTCATCAAGTGCGTTGATGGTTGGGATTGCAGCAGGAACCCACGCCGTGGAAGCCGAAACATACTTAAGGAATTCACCATCCGAAGGGCTTGGGGCGTTGACATTTCCAATATCATCAAGGGCATTGATGGTTGGAATCGCTGCTGGCACCCATGCTGTTGACGCAGAGACATACTTCAGGAACTGACCGTCAGATGGTGACGGAGCAGTAACATTTGATAGATTGTCGAGCGTTGCGTCAAGTGAAACAGTAGCAGTTGAGCCTTCTGATTGCGTATGCGAAACAGTAAGTCCTGTTCCAGCAGAAACATCAAGCATGTAGTTGCCTGTTGTCTGGGTGCCAAGTGCAACAGTATTGTTTGGAAGTGAAACAGTGCCAGTGAAGGTTGGGCTATTCAACGGTGCATAGTACGACCCATGCTGCCCATCAAGCAGGTGAGCGTTAAGGTTTGTGACTACCGTGCTAGATGAAACCGTGAGTGGCGCGGTACCATTTGCAACAAGACTCTCAAAAAAGTCTGCAACAACAGGTGCTGGTGAATAAGAAGCATCGCTCGTATCAATTGGGTGGACTGGTTCTGGGACATAAGAGTCAAAGAACTTCCACTTTCCGTCTGTTGCATCCCTGAACACACCAGAGTGGTGATATGTGCCATCGTTGTAGTTTCCAGCGATTCCGAAGTCTGTGTTCGCAACACTTCCAGAACTTGCCAAATAAATAAATGGGTCGTCAATTACTAAACTTACTTGGTTTTCTGTAACAACAGAACCGCTTACATAGATGTTCTGGCCAACAATCAAACTGCCAGTAGTCTCTAACTGATGGAATACTACACATGCGCTAGTAGCAACATCTTGCCCAATGGCAACTGTCGGAGTTGATGTTTCTCCAGTTCCACCAGTAACTGTTACGCCAGTACCAGCAGTAATCGTGCTTACATAGTCTCCAGTCGTATCGGTTCCAAGTTCTACAGAGTTTGGCTGAATCGTCACTGAGATAGCCGCATCAGATGTACCATCAAATGAAACAGAGCCAGAAACATCACCCGTTAGCGAGATTGTTCGTGCATTATCAAGTGCTGTTGCCGTGTCTGCATTTCCAGTGACATTTCCAGTCAGCGGAGCATTTACTGCTGCAAAAGTTACAGATGAGGAGGTTGCAACTGCCTGGCCAATTGCAATTGTTGCATTAGAGCCTTCGCCAGGTGTGTGAGTAATCGTGACACCAGTGCCTTGAGTAAGGTCTGACATATAATTGCCAGTTGTGTCTGTCCCTAGATTAATTGCATCGTTGACCCATGCTGTGCCGTTCCACTTTAGGAAATCACCACTAGATGGAGTTGAGGCACTTACATTTGATATGTCGTCAAGAGTTACCGCACTAAATCGTCCATCAGTATAACTATTTGCTTGATTGACTGCAGAAATTTCTGCAACAGACGCACTGCCTACTCCATCATAGGAAAGAACAGTAGCGTCGATAGCGCGCTGCGAAGTGAAGTAAAGATTTCCACTTTCTGCTATATCTGTCGTTGTTAGCAGGTCAATGGTTTCATAGATTGTTTCTACTTCACCAATTAAATCGCTCGCCACAATGGAGGCAGAACCATATGCATCATATGTATTCGGGGTCACGCCAATTGTTGGGGTTGAACCTTCTCCAGAGTTGTTAACAATCGTTAAACCAGTGCCCTGGACAAGATGAGAAACATAATCGCCGACAGTGTCTGTGGCGAGGTTTATGGGGTCATTAATCCAAACCGAAGCAGAGCCGTTGTAGCGCAGGAAATCGCCGTTGGCTGGAGAGGTGATGGTGACATCATTTAGGTTTGTGAGTTTGGTATCCTCATAGACAAAATAGTCAATACTGTTCCAGTTGCTGCCAGTACCGATTTTTAGTTTTTTCGTATCTGTCTCGTACCCGAATTCTCCAGAATAGAGTACAGGGTTAGCATTGTACCAGTTGAGAGCCGTATCGCGCCGTATCTGAATTCTCATTATGCTGCTCCTCCGTCAATCGGCTCGTTCTCATAAACCGTAAGGGCGTTCCCGCCATCTAGATAGCCTCCAGACGGCACAGACTCATTAACCCATGTACTGCCATTATATGCTAGAACCTCACCACTTATGGGTGAGGATATAGATACATCTGTGAGCGAATTAAGCGTATCTATAGAGGCGGAGGCGGAAAGAATCAGCCACTTTTCACCATCAAATTTCCACGAACTTGTGTCTACTGTGTAGATATCGTTGGTATCTGGGGAGTCAGGAAAATTAAGTGGCATCAGGACTCCATTCTTCGGCGGTGTTACCTTCAGCAACCCATGCTAGGTATTGCTGGTAGTCAGAGTTAGCGGGGTCGGTTGGGATGCACATTACAGACCCATCCGCTTGCTCAACATTGATAGTCATGATTTCATTGGAGCGTGAACGCATGATTTTGTACATTAGAGTTCCGCCGATGCTGTTGCCGTACCTGCGTTAATTGCCCAAATACTGCTGCTTCCAGCGTAGATGTTGAACATATCTGTTGTGCCGTTTGTTGTCCAAGCATATATTGGGGTGGCGTTGGCGTTTGATGTGTTTCTGATTGCGTTAGTTGATGATGGCAGGGTCACGGTCGGTGCGACTCTTTTTGTAACTCTGTAAGAGAGTGGCAGGTAGATGTCTGTTCCAGCAAGTGCAGCCGCATAGTAGATGCCCCAACTGACAGACTCGTAGTACCGTTGGCATTTGGCGAGTGTTGTCCCGTAGTCTTCAAACTCAAATGGTGTAGCAACAGCACCAGCCTCTAACTGCACACCAGTTAGGTAAAATGTAGCATTAGCGTTCGTTGCCCATTGAGTTCCAGTAGAGGTTTGCATATGGATAGAACTATATGTTGTCCAAGCGCTTTTATATGCGTCACCAGTTCTGTTTGCGTTTGCGCCAAGACACCAAGTTATGCCTAAACCAATACCATTGGTTGTACCCCATGTACCAGCCGATGTTGCCGAAGCCATATCAATAGTAATTGTTTTCTTTTCCCAAGTATTTGCTGCGCTGATTGTGTATTCGGGCTGAAAGGCACGAGTTGTCGTACTGGCATCCCAGTTGCCATTTTCTAAAAACAAGTTGTATGTTCCAGCAATACTTGAACGAACCCAAAACGATAAAGTCATCGTTTTGGAATAATGCGCACGCATATTGAAGCCCTCAATAAGGGTTCTGATTCGCATAACACCACCAGAACCAAAAGTTAAACCAGTCGCACCAGTAGCAATTTTGTACGCTGAATTGAAACCAGTTGGCACTACAGATGTTTCTTGAGAAACTGTGATATTTGAACCAGCAGTCCAGGTGTAGTCAAGAGTGCTGAACCTATCTGCGCCCCACCAAAAACCACCACCAGCAGAAGGGAATGAAAAACTTGTTCCTCGTTGTGCAACCTGCATATCGCCATTGATAATCACATTACGACCACCAGCAATAGGAGCCAACACAGTCCACTGTGAACCATCCCACACCGCTGTCTGGTCAACATCAGTCATATAAATAACCTGACCATCAAACGGTGATGCGGGCTTAGTGGTACTAGTACACACACCAGGCTTAACAATCGACTGTGCTCCAACAACAGATGACAAAGGCATAATTAACCCGCAATCTCTTGCAATGTAATAGTTGAAGTTCCAAATATTCCAGTAAAACCAGCACGGCGGTTTACAGAAACAATACCGCCAGCGGAATGGTGGCACATTTGTATCTTATAAGTAGTTGCACTAGTGGTAGATGGACTATCTAAGAAAGAGGTACTTATTGTTTTGTAATAGTTACCACCAGTAGTTCCGCCATCATGCAAAACAGAACCAAACCCGCCATATCCAGGATTTTGACTTGCACCAACTTCTGTTGCTCCTCGCAACATTCTTGCATAGCCAAAGTTACCACTATCAGATGAAGCACATAATGATATGGTAATAAGTACTTTATTTGAGGCACTTGACGGAGTTATTGAAGCGCTTAAACCAGTTACATCTGTGTAGGTGGTGCCTGTTGTAGCAACCCAATCATCAGTTTTGCGTGTATTGACAACCTGCAAAACAGTACCTGATGCGTAATCAGAATACGATAATGTTTTCCACGCTGTACCATTCCAAATACACACAAGGTTTGTATCAGTCTCGTAAATCATCATGCCGTCAAACGGGTTAGCAGGACGATTAGTTGAAGTACAAACTCCAGGTTTCAAACCTTGTGTAGTAGCAGAAATGGTCATGCTATTACCAAACTACCAGAGGCTGTAAATGTATGGATTGTATATGTGCCCGATGTTGTTTTAGTTCCACCTGTAATCGTGTAACCAGTTGCATCTGTCGTTGTATATCGGCAAATTACAATACCTGAACCGCCAGCACCACCGTTTCCACCACCAGTTGCACCGCTTCCAATTCCACCTTGACCACCTCCGCCACCACCAGTGTTTGCAGTCCCTGCTGTACCAGCAGCACCTTTACCACCTGCTCCACCTCCACCAGTGCCACCTGAGCCAGCAGAACCAGAAGTAGCGTTGTAAAGACCACCGCCTCCACCGCCAGCAAAATATGTTGCGGTGCCATTTATAGATGTTTGAACGCCAATACCACCGTTCCCAGTTGTATTTCCTGATGCTCCAGCGGCTCCTGCGCCACCTCCACCACCGCCTCGGTAAATTCCACCACTACTTCCGTATCCTCCTTCAAATCCTTGTCCAGTTGCACCAGAACCTCGATGTGAAGACTGCTCACCGCCACCACCGCCTCCAGAACCACCGTTGGTAGGTGGATAGGCTGAGTCATAGTTACCACCACCACCTCCACCCAGTGATGTAATAGTGTGGAAAACTGTATTTGCTCCAGTAGCACCAACCATAAATGCACCGTCTGGGTTCCCGCCAGCACCACCAGCACCAATAGTTACGGTATATGTTCCTATTGGCAAACCTAAAACAGATTCAATGGTGCCACCACCACCAGTTGATTCGCCAACAACGGACGAGCGGTAACCACCTGCTCCACCAGCACCAGCATATGGTCTTCCACCGCCACCTCCGCCAGCAACAACAACATATTCAATAGCAAGAGTGACTGAGTGTTTAAAACCTGCAGACCATGCAGTACCAAGCCACGCACGCACTAATTTTGTGTCAGTTTCAAAGATAGTTTGACCTACAAAAGGTGACGCAGGGCGAGAAGTACTAGTGCATACACCTGTTCTAATAGAACCAAGACCGTAGGCAGAACTAAGACCCATTAGGCGGTTTGCTTCTCCCAGCCAACGGCTGTAACTGTTACTTTGGCGGCTGTATCTGACAAACCTTGCAGGGTTTCACCAGCGGCTAATACGATGGCGGTGTCAAACACCATAAGGTCGTTTGCGCCAATAGGTAGAGCCGACATAATGTGATACGACGGAGAAGCAGCAGAACCAATAGCCAAAGTCACAGTACGGTCAACCGTGTCTGTGTTTGCTATGATTAACTGCTTAATAATATCGGCATAGCCAGTTGCAGCGGTTACAATCGTGGTCGTAGATGTACCCAATTGGACTGGACCACCAAGCCGCGCTTCGTTTCTGTCTCCAATTGCCATTTATCCTCCGATACTCATCGTCATAATTGCTCCCTCTGTAGTCGTTGAAAGACCGCCAGATGCAGGAATTATAGCCCATTTTACGCCTGAAGTGGTGCTGGAGTCAGCGGTAAGGACATAGGTATTAGACGCTCCAGCCGCTAGTTTCGCTGCAGTAATAGCGTCTGTTGCTATTTTTGCAGTAGTGACAGCATTTGATGCAAGTTGTGTAGCCGTGATTGATGCATCGGGAATCGATGGGACAATACCTTGAAGGACCCATGCAGTTCCGTTGTACTGCCAGTTTTTTCCGCCAGCAGAATAAGTTGCTCCGTTAGACGGGGAGTTAGGGAAATCTATAGCCATTATGCTTCAATCTCTTTCCATTCCAAAATATCTTCATCCCAATTATAGAACTTATCTCCCTCTGGTTTCGGATAGGGGGCTTGCCAATCATGATTCTCGTCAAGCGACCAACTAGGGTATGGTTGTGGCGAAATAAAAACATCAGTATCAACATCGTATGCGTACCCGATACCTGCATATTGCTTGCGGATGTTGTGGTTATACGAGGTACGAACACACTTTTGACCCACAAGTTCACCGTAATAGTTTTCCCAATCCGAAATACCGTCGACTACTTCATCTTCGTTTCGCCCCACAATCACTTGTGTAACAATATTGTTTTCATCTAGAAATGCGTAGTGCGCCATTAGAATGTTATCGTTCCTGTTCCAGCCGTAAATGTGTAAACCCTGTAGCCAGCACGGCTTACTGTGCTAACAGAGTATGTAAGTCCTGCGCCAATTGTTGTTATTGGAAGGTATGAATCAGGATAAGCAACAATTACTACTCCCGAACCACCTGATGCACCGCTACCGCCATAAGTTGTTCCACCACCTCCACCACCTGTATTTGTTGAACCAGCAGTGGCAGAACCACCGTTTCCTCCACCACCTGAACCACCTGAACCACCGCTAGTAAAGTCGCCACCACCGCCTCCACCACCGCCACGGGTCACAGCAGTACCAGTAATTGAGTTAGATAGACCAGCACCACCATTACCACCAACAGTTGATGAACCGTTTCCACCGCCACCACTTGCTCCACCACCACCACCTGCACCGTATTGTGATGCAGTGAAGTTTGCTCCACCTGATGTTCCTTGGTTTGCAGTTCCTGAACCACCAGATTTAGCGCTTGATGTACCTCCACAACCACCACCGCCTGAACCACCACTTGCTCCACTACTTCGTTCGTTCCAGTTACCACCACGACCACCACCAACGGAAGTGATAGAACCAAGAACTGAATCAGAACCACTAGTTACTGCACCACCACCTCCACCAATAGTAACTGTGTATGCAGTTCCAGCAGTTATTGATAGTTGTGATTCAGAGGCACTGTTTGCACCTGATGTTCCAGTAGTTGTACGGTATCCGCCAGCACCTCCACCGCCACCACCAGTAAATGTTCCACCTCCACCGCCACCAGCAATAACAAGATATTCAACTGTAGGTGTTACAGAGTCATAGGAGTTAGCGATGCCAATGATTTGCACGACTATGCCGCCGTATTGCCGACTAAAACCCACTCATCAGAGTTAATTTTTATCAAAGTAGCCGCTGAGTATTGTCCGTTGAGTTTCAACTTAGAACCTTGCGAACGAAGCGTCACTCCAGCACCACCAACAGTAACCTGACCAGCACCAAGTTGAACTATGTTTACTTGGTCGCCAATATCAAAAGCCACAGAAGCGTTGGTTGGGACAGTAAGAGAAATTGCCGAGGCGTTACTTAATGTAACTAAATCGTGTGCATCACTAAGTGCGAGTGTGTATGTAGTTCCAGTTTGTGCATTTATAGTTAAGCCAGTCAATTTTGATGAACCAACAGACCTATCAGCCAACTTCGTTTGCGTGACTGCGCTATTAGCAATATCCGCTTCAGCAACTGCTCCAGCAGCAATCTTTGCACTGGTTATAGCACTATCGGCTAATTCGGTTGTGCCGATAGAACCAACACCAACTGTAGTAGACCTAAGTTCCCAAATAGAGCCAGTCCATGTCCATGTACGAGCACCTACTGTGTAGGTATCATCAACGCTTGGAGAGGAAGGAAAATTAAGGGACATAGACTATTCCGTCGGAATAACGAATTCCACCCACGATTGTCCGTCTTCGTCCCATGTGTACATTCCTTCTTCTGGGCGAGCGACAGGGGCTTCCCATTCAGTAGTTTCTTCATTGAGAGTCCATGATGGGAAGGGTTTTGGGGCGATGTATGCGTTTAGAGCAGAGTCATACTTGTAGCCGATTCCTGCATAACGAGCACGCATGTTGCCGTTATATGAGGTCTGCTTCCATGTTCCGCCCAAAAGATTGCGACAGAATTCAGCGCCTACGGCTTCTGATTCGTTGCCCTCTGAGTCTTTACAATCATCATTAGATACTACGATTACTCGCAATACAATGTTGTCTTCGCCAAGTTCTGCAAAATGTGCCATGTTTTTTCTCCTTAGAAAGTTATACTGCCCGATGCAGTAAAAGTATATATCCGATAACCACCTGTGATTGCTACGGTTGGGGAACCAGTGGTTGCTGAAGCAATTGAGAATGTGGCGGGGTAGCGAATGACCACAACGCCAGACCCACCAGCACCACCAACTAGACCAGAATTGACACCACCGCCACCTCCACCTCCACCAGTGTTGGCGGTTCCTGAAGTGGCTGTTGTGGAGTTTGAACCGTTACCGCCACCGCCAGAACCACCCGAACCAGCAGAACCAGCACCCTGTCGTGACCCACCACCTCCACCACCACCATATGCAATGGTGCTACCCGTTATTGACGAGTTGGTACCTGCACCACCATTGCCGCCATTTTGCCCTGACGCATTGCTGCCAGCGGAAGATGTACCACCACCACCACCACCAGGATAGCCAGTTGCAATATTTACGCCACTTCCTCCCCCAAACCCTTGATTTGTTGTCCCAGTTCCACCAGCGTTATTGTAGCCACCACCACCTCCACAGCCACCATTTTTTGTATCTCCAGCACCATACTGAGCGCCATGCTCACCTCCTCCTCCACCAATACTTGTGATGGTTGAGAAAACACTATCTCCACCTTTGTACCCACCAGGTTCGGGCCAGAAACCAGCAGCACCGCCAGCACCTATTGTCACTGTGTATGCAGTGCCTGTCGTTATTGGAAATGATGCTTCTGCCGCACCACCACCACCAGAGGTTGCGCCAACCATGTTTGTTCGCATACCGCCTGCACCACCTCCAGCAGAGTTTCCACCCCCACCCGCTCCGACAACCAAATACTCAACTGTTCCCGTGGGACCCGTCAGAACAAGTTGCTGAAGGGTTGTGAAATTTAACATCCCATTCGTACTAGTTCGCTTCGGTCCAATAGAACCACCTGGTCCAGCCATTAACTAATCTCCTCATAACTACATACTGCTTCAAGGTCAGAGTTGGCAGATGCGGTAAGGCGTAATTCGTCGCCTTCTTCTAGATAAATAGATTTACTAATGACATCTAGCGTTGCGTCTGCTGGGACCGAAACAGTGTGGGCAATCTCGTAAGAAACAGAAGCAGAAGAACGGTACAAACCAACAGAGATGTCTGCGGCGTTCACGCCGTCAACATTTGCAACATATAGAGCATTTACTTTAAACACCTTGTTGCTTGATGCGGCGTTTGTCACGATAGCCGTGGCGGCAGTAGTAACTTGCTGCACGGCAGTTTTGCCTGTGATAGTTGTTACATTGACTATATTTGGTGCTGTCATTTCATCCTCCGAAAACTATTGACATTGCGATTGCTTTACCTGTTGAAACTGGGGTAGCCCATTTTAGACCAGTAGCCGTAGAAGAATCAGCCGTTAAAACTGAACCATCAGAGCCAACAGCCAAATTGTCTAGAGCGTTATTTGCTGTACCCACAATCAAATCACCCTTGGCATCAGCAAGGTTGAATACCGTATTGGCCGCTACTGCTCCTACTTCAATCCATGTTGTTCCGAAGTAAACATAAGTACCGCCAGTATCAGAATTAAACCAAATCTGACCAGCGATAGGCGAGTTTGGTGAAGTCGTGGAAACGGTGGCACCCATTGCAGCAGCGCCAATTTCAATCCACGAGGAATCGTAATAAACAAAAGTTTGTGCTGTATCTGACTCAAACCATAAGTCACCAGCACTTGGTGACGCTGGTGCGGTGTCTGAAACGGTAACACTTGCTCCACCACCTGATGCTGAACCAGAAGTCCACACTGAACCGTTGTAAACAAGAACATCATTAATTGAGGGTGCTGATGCAGAGACATTTCCTATGTCATCTAGGAAATTAATTGTTGGAACTGCCGCAGGAATCCATGCAGAAGAAGCAGAGACATACTTGAGGAAGTGGCCGTCGGTTGGAGCAGAAGCACTGACATCAGCAATGTTGTCAAGGTTAAGGGTTGTTGGTCCCCATGTTCCACCACTACCGCCACCAGGAGTAAACGCCAAGACTTGACCACTCGTACCCCAATATGGGTCAATCAAGAACGAATCAGAGCCGTTGCTGAATGTCAAGTTGTTAGCGTTTAGCAAGAAGTATGGACCATTATCTATGTCTGAACCAGAGAATTGGCTTGGCGTTATTTGCACCATGCCTTCTGTCGCTGAAGACATAGCAATATGGCTGTTGTAAGAAGTTATCGTTACATAATCAGTAGTGCCAGGTGTACCTAGGGTGAGGTCTTGACTATTTGCAATCCATGCAGATGCAGATGAAGACCAAATAAGGGGACTGTAATCAACGGGCGCAGAGGCGCTGACATTGCTCAAATCATCAAGCGTTGCGTTGAGCGCAACAGATGCAGACGAACCCTCTCCAGGGGTGTGCGTAATAGTGATTCCTGTTCCAGAAACAACATCAGCGACATAGTTGCCAGTCGTATCGGTTCCAAGGGCAACAGAGTTGGGCTGAATCGTTGCAGAAATATCAACATTTGACGAGCCGTTGAATGAAACAGAACCCGATATATCTCCGCTTAGAGAAATAGTGCGTGGTGTTTGAAGTGTAGATGCAGTACTGGCGTTACCAACTACTGGTGCCGTTACAGCCGCAAAAGTGACGCTGGCAGATGTAGAAACATCTTGACCTATAGCAACACTTGGCGTTGTTCCTTCACCTGGGGTGTGGGTAATCGTGACACCAGTGCCGCCACTTATATCTGCTACATAATTTCCTGTCGTCTGCGTACCAAGAGCAACAGTGTTATTTGGAAGACTTACTGTTCCAGTAAATGTTGGACTATCAATTGGTGCGTAGTATGAGCCGTCTTGCCCATCAAGTTTGTCAGCGTTAAGATTTGCGACAACAGTTGAAGACGAAACAGACATTGGAGCAGTGCCAGTTGTCTGGGTGAGAATAATGCTCTCCGCCTGGAACCTTGCATCGCTGTATGTTGCATCAGATGTGTTGATTGGCGATACTGGCTCTGGCTCGTATCCTTCAAAAACCTTAAATACTCCGTCGCTTGAATCTCGGAACAATCCAGCATGGCGGTATGTTCCGTCGTTGTAGTTGAAAGCAACACCCATGTCTGGGTTAGCACTTGCGCTAGTTGCATTTAGATAAACAAATGCAGACTCAACATCTAGGTTTGTTTCATTGAGGCGGGTGATAGTTCCCTGAACCTCCATGTCACCCTGAACGATGAGGTGAGCAAATGTAACCGAAGCGCTAGTTTCCACGCTCTGGCCAATTGCAACCGTAGGGGTCGCTCCTTCACCAGAGTTGTTACTGAGTGTTACACCAGTTCCAGCAGTCAGGCTTTGAACATAATCTCCAGCGGTATCAGTCCCAAGGTTGATTGTGTCGTTGACCCATACAGTTGATGCGCTGTTGTAACGCAAAAACTGTCCATCGGTTGGAGATGTTAAAACAACATCATGCATCCACTCAAGGTGGTTGTTACCAGGAATAATTCTGATTGCAATCTGACCAGAAGAAGCATGACGAACTGTAATGAATGCAACAGCAAGGTCGTGTTGTGGTCTTACATTTGTGAGTTTCCCATCAACGGTTGGGTGGGCAAAAAGGATGTCACCAGCAGCCCAAGTCTCGTCACCGACCGCAAGTGCACTGACGGTGCTTCCTCTTGTGTCAAGACCAGTTAGAGTTCCAAAACTCATCACTTCGCCGTTAACGCCGTTAGATATATTGCTTGTAGCAATGCCCATCGCACGAAGTTCTGAGTTTTCTGTTCCTGTTACTTGAAACGGTGCAACATCTATTCTTCCGCTAGGCTCTGCGCCAACAGCACCAACCAAGGTTCCTTTGAGTATTGTTGAGCCAGTATCATTCCTGACAAGGTATGTATTTGGGATGTTGCTGTTTACCCAGTTGGTTCCGTCATACATCAATCCTTGGAATTGAATTGGAGAAGCAATTACAACATCTGAAATTTCATCAAGGATAACACCAGAGTTAACAACGCTTGCACTTATGGTTATATCTGAAGTTCCGTTAAAAGAAGCAGAACCGCTTAAGTCTCCACCGAGGGAGATGGTTCGTGCTGTCTCAAGCGCAGTTGCTGTATCTGCATTTCCAGTCAAGTCACCAATTACATTTCCAGTTACTGGTGCTGAAACATGACTAAATGTCACAGAAGCGCTAGTGGCTACATCTTGTCCAATTGCGATTGTTGGGGTAGCAGTTTCACCGCTATTATTCGTTAGTGCAACACCAGTACCAGCGACAAGTGATGAGACATAGTCTCCAGTTGTGTCTGTTCCTAGCGCGACCGAATTTGGCTGAATTGTTGCCGAAATACTTACATCAGATGAGCCATTGAAAGAAACAGAGCCACTTACATCTCCGCCCAAAGAGATTGTTCGTGCATTTTCAAGCGTTGTAGCAGTAGAGGCATTACCGACCAACGGTGCAGTGACCGCTGCGAACTGTACAGAAGATGAAGTTCCAACAGCCTGACCGATAGCAATTGTCGGTGATGAACCCTCTCCAGGCGTGTGAGTAACGGATACGCCAGTTCCAGCAGTAATGTCGTTGACAAAGTTGCCAGTTGTATCTGTGCCAAGGGCAACTGAGTTTGGTTGTACGGTTGCCGTAATTGAAATATCAGATGTTCCGTCGAACGATACAGAACCAGAAACATCACCAGTTAGCGAGATATTGCGCGCGCTCTGTAGAGCAGTTGCCGTCGCAGCGTTACCAGTGGTAGAACCAGAACTACCAGTTATATTTCCAGTGATATTTCCAGTTACATCAGCAGCGACATGAGCAAAAGTCACTGAAGCACTAGTTGCTACTGACTGACCAATTGCTATGGTTGGGCTTGCGCTTTCTGCAGAACTATTACTAATAGTTACACCAGTGCCAGCAATAAGGTCTGCTACATACAGCCCAGCAGTATCTGTTCCGAGGTTGATTGCGTCATTTACCCACGCAGTTCCATCCCACTTTAAAAAATCTCCAGTTGATGGAGTAGATGCACTTACATCTGACAAGCCATCCAATGGTCCAGTTGAACCAGAAGGACCAGCAGGCCCAGTGGCACCAGTAGGTCCTTGTGGTCCAGTTGCTCCAGTTGCTCCAGTCGCACCAGTTGGTCCAGTTGGGCCTTGCGCGCCTACGCCACCGCCTACTTCAACCCAGAATGAGTCGTAATAAACAAATGTCTTTCCAGTGTCGGACTCAAACCAGAGGTCTCCCTCTTCTCCGCCGACTGGCAGAGTGTCCGAAATAGTTAGTGAGGCATTTCCAGTTCCACCACCAGCAGCGACTGATGCAGAGACAAACTTGGTCCCATTAAATACAAGAGCGTCGCCGAGAGTTGCACCGCTTGGGTCAATCTGTGTTCCAGCAACAAAAAGTCCCTCTGACTTAAAAGTATCATCAGTCTTGAGGACATTTGCAGTGTCGCGGTATAGGTTTGTATCGCCAGCGCCAGCGCCAGCACCCCATGTAATGCGCCCGCCCGCTTCTACCTTAAGTCTTGCAAAAGATTCCTGGTCAAGAAATACAGTTATACCATCCGAGCCTGCCGATGACAGATTCTTAATCGTTACTGGTACTGTAAATTTTTGAGCCATGACCTCAGTCAATCTCTTGTATGAACCCCGCGGGGTTATTTATATTAGCCTGTTACAACAATTGTATAATCGTTGCTGTCTACTTGTCCGTTAATCGTAACAGTTACAGTGTTGCCATTCGGCCTTGTTACATCAGCAATTACCGTCGCATTGTAGTTTGCAACTTCCAGAACCTGAACAATAACATTAGTAGTTCCAAAGTTATGGGTTACTGTCGTCGTTGAAACTCCTCCAGAATGTGCCGCGCAACCCTGGCTGGCAATACGGGCAAGAACTGGTGTGGTTGTTGTTCCAGCCGTGGTTGCTGCAAGATTTGCCCGTGCATCTGATGCAGATGTTGCTGCGGTGCCACCGTTTGCAATGGCGATTGTGCTGCCATTCCATGTACCAGTAGTAATTGTTCCCAGCGTTGTGATGCTGTCATCACCAACATAGGTACTTGCCGAAACTGCCGCAAGCGCTGCGCTATAGGCCTGAACATTGGTTCCAATTGTAAGACCAAGAGTGTCTCGCATTGCCGATGCGTCTGCATCGTCCAAAAGTGCACGCGCTGCTGAGGTGAAGTCTGCAACTGATGCGCTTCCAGAGCCAGTGAAGTATGGAAGTTTATTAGCAGCAGAGGTTAGACCAGCAAGTGCTGCAAGTTCTGCATCGTAAGCCTGAACATCAACACCGATTTCAAGGTCAAGAGCGACGCGGGCATCAGCGGCAGTTGTTGAACCAGTACCACCATTTGCAATTGGCAAAGCACCAGTTACGGCATCTGAATCAGCAAGGTCTAGAGCACCCCAAGCAGCGGTTCCTGAACCAACTGAGCGAAGAACTTGACCAGCAGTTGCTGAAGACTTAACAGCAAGGTCATCGTTTCCGTCAACATAGATGGTTACATCGTCATCATTGACATTGAGGGTGCTTCCGTCTTTCGACATACCATCGCCAGCAGTGATTTGACCAGTACCAGAGAACTGTGTAAATAGAATTGCAGTTGAACCAACCGTGATTGAACCATTGGTGGCAACGACATATCCAGAGTCGCCGTTTGCAGTACCTTCTTCAACGAATGTAAACGCGCCTGGTGTTACTTCTGCATCAGAATCAAAGTCAGTTGCTCGTGTTGGTACTCCAGATGCGTTGACGGTATAAATGCCGTTATCAGCATGGGCAATTCCACCAGCGCCCTGGTCCTTGATAAGGATTCGGTCACCAGTTGCAAGGGTTACGCCGTCGATAATGCTTCCGTCATCTACATCAGTGGAGAGGTTTACGGTTGCTGTAGTAGCAGCACGAACCGACTGCTTAACATCTAAGCCAGAGCGGGCTGAGTCAACATAGCCCTTGGTTGCCACATGAGATGCGTCTGTAGGAGTTCCAAACTTTGCCTGGCTACTGGCATCGCGAATAACCAGTTTGCTTGCGGTTGCTTCTGACGCTGCATCTGCCAACTTTGAGAAGTCCGAGGCGGACATCAAACCAGCGCTTGCAGAACTTGCAAGGTTTGGAGTAATTGAAACTACACCATTTGCCTCATTGATTGTTAGCGCTGAAGACTGGGCGCCAGCAGAAGTTACACCTGTAACCATCTTCCGCCATGCGGAGGCGGTAATATCGTAAACCTTGACGACACCTTCGGTACTATCAAAAATCAATCGACCGTCAAACAGGTTAGTATTTGGCTCGCTTGCCAATACTTCAAAAGTACCCTTAATCAGTTGATTTTGATTAAGGTCTAAGTTTGTTACGAATTTCATCTAAAAACCTCCATAGCGGGTGCGCACCCCAAGAATACGCTTTTTTCTATCAAAAGTGTGCGAAGGTATCTAGGAAAGAAAGGCTTTTCCAGAGAATGCGCTAGTAAATGAGACGGTAAGGCTGTTCTCGTTTATATAAGTAACTTCGCCCATTACATGAGAAAGTGCCGAGTCGACAATTGACACATTTGGGTAAAATTTGAGATTATGTGTTACCGACCAGGTCGTTGACGGCGCTCCCTGAGTATGGACATATTTTGATTTTGCCCGTACCTCTTCTATCGCGGCCTGAACCGTAGTCGATGTTATTTCGCTTGTCGGTGTAAAAATGATGTCTGTTGCCGTAACGCCAATATGGCTATCAACATACTCTTTTGTCGCATAGTTATAGGTAACTATGGGCTCCGTATTTGGGGCTACATCAGCAAGGTCGAATCTGCCATTTGGGGAATTGCTGTTTAGTGTGAAAAAGTACTTGTTGTATCCAGTCTCATTAAGGCGCTCGTTTACCTCGTATGTAACACCATCTGGAACCGTTGAATCATCGTCGTTAGCATAAAGATTTATTGATATTGAGCCACTTGCGTTTAGTGCAACAACTTGCTCTTGCGGGGTGATGGTTACATCAGAAGTTGCATCTCGCATTGGAGCGGTGAGCGTGAATGAGACTGAGCCGCTTGCGGGCGCACCAGTAGGCAGTAGGTAGGTGCCAGTAACTGTTATGAGTGTAAAAGCCATGATTACGCCTTCTGAAATACATCAAGCGTTAGGGCATGATGAACGACATTGTCCTCTAATGATACCATGCGCTGTATATCGGATACCCTAAGACGAAATACATATGTTCCATCATCAAATTGGCCAGCACCGTCAAGCGCTGAAACAAGAGAATCTACAAGAGAGGTGTCTTCGTTTTGCCTATTTTGCCATAGGTCAAACTGAACCATTCTCCTTCGTGTTTTTACAAATCCATCACCGATAAGTTCTGGAACATTCCGAAGTTCATCGCTATATGTGATGTATGGCTTTTCGGTGCTTGGGGGTGCAAAGTCACGAAAAATTCCAGTTACTCCAGTTATGCCAGCATTGACAAGAATCGTCCTTATCGAACCGCCTATTGAAGCCATTACACATCCAACCTTACTTTTAGATGACCCATACTTCTAATTTTTTTGGCCATTCTTGCTGCAAAATTTGAAGTTACAATATCGGCAACTTTTTCTTTTCTAAGTTTTATTGCTGCTGGCCTAATGAATGGTCGTGGCGACATTCTTTCGGTGCCGTACTCAAGCGCCATTGCATATGGTGAAGTAGACCCAAATTCTGCAACGGCTGGATTTCCGTTTGCTTTTGAAACTTTTTTTGAGTAAATGCTTTTATCAAGGTCGTTTCCAGGGGCTGACGCTGGAGCCTCTCCAGGGGCGCTAGACATTCTTTGTTTTCCGCGCTTATCAATGTATGGCTTGTATGTTCCTTCGTGCCTTATTGAATCGCGAACAAGTTCCGCACCAATGTCTGCAAGTTCATTTGCGGATTGAGTCATTGAAGATACACCAGCCTGAATAATTCGCTGTATGCGAATATCAAGTTGTTTTATTGCCCTATCAAGAGATGCGCTTTCTTTACTCATTTAAAAGAGTCCTTCTCAATTCAAGGCGAAGATGTGTATGAGTAAAAATCAATCCCTCAATGTCGTAAACGCCATCCATGCTGTCGTGGTATCCAGTAACAACTATTTGGTCGTTGTTAACCACGGAAGCCTGTTTTGGCAAGCGAACAATAAGACCTCTACGCTCGCCATACTTACCCAACTCTTCTGGCTGTCCTTCTTGCGTAAATTTTTGATGGATTGAGCCCTTGTATGTAGTATCAGTTACTACTGGTGTCCAAACGCCCTCTGCATCTACAGTCACAGATGATTTGCGCCGAACAGTGATTTGTTCAAATGCGCCGCGCATGGTCTACCTAATAACCCTGCGCTTGTAGCGAAGAATATTTTTTACTTCTTGGTCGGTGAATCCACCGCCAGGAGTCGGCTCAAAAAAGTACTCAGTTCCTTCAACCTTAAGACGCTCCATGCCTTGAGCATCAATCAGGACCTTGCTCATTTCTCGTGTTGCAGCAGAAAGAATTACGCGCTCTAGTGCTGATGCATCAGCATCAAGCATGCCAGCGTTGTAGGTTACGAGTGCCTGATAACCAAGACCAGCAATCAGAACATTATCAATTCCCCAAGGGTAAACATCAAAGTCGTAGATATTTTGCGCTGTGTAGGTTGCAGAGGCATTATCTATTAACCCAATGCTGAATGAGATAATACTTCGTACTGGGGCTTTGCGTAAAAACAACTGGCGCTGTCCAGGCTCAAGCATGTGCTTTTCGTCCGTAATGCGAACTGGGTTCAGGGGGCGATTCAGCAAATACGAAATTTCTGATTCGAGACCAGCAAGAATAGTTGAAGCCGCAGCCTGCTCACCAGCAGTAAAAGTCTTGTTCATTGCACGAGCAAGGTCAGCGTAATTCAAAATTGCCATAAAAACACATTACACCATTGTTTTTAGAGGGTCTATCGGATTGGGGCAACCCAGAAAATCTTGCGGTATTCAAAGAAGCAAATTATTGGCTCCGCATCATCCTCTTCCATCTCAAGCAAAAAGCCAGCATTGTTGCCTTCAAAATAAATCCTTGGGTGAACCACATAACCCCTACAGGAGTGCATGATTACGCTACTTGAATCCAGCGGCTCCCATCCATACCTGACCTCGATTAGGGAATCACTTGTATGGGCTTGTTTTATTAAACCACTTGCACATACCTGATTGAAAATTGCATCGTATGGATAGTCGTATTGAAAATCTTTATCATCTTGGATTAGTTCATACATTGCGTTTTTTAGGCTAAGAAAAGGTTCGTCCTTCACCCAGTACGCAGCAAAATCTATATCGTCGTTCAACCCAAATTTCTTTGGGTCCAGGCTGTCCACGGATTACTTTGTTTCTGTAGCGAATGGGTCATTTACCGAGATAGGCATGACCTTATATCGCATTGCATCTTCGACACTAATGCGCTCGCCCTTACGGACAACCTTCACACTCTTGCCTTCGATGTTCTCGTAAATATCGCGTGGAGCGATTACTACAATTTGTGACATGCAAACATGTTAGCACAAAGCAAAAAGCCTGGGCCGAAGCCCAGGCTTTTCACTTTTCTGACTGTAATTATCAGGCAGGTGCGCTGTCGAGGGTAACTTCGACGAACGACTCTGGACGCTTAACAGCAAGTGCAATACGCTCTTCAGCAAGTACTGCAACTGCGTTGCGAACAAAGAAGTCGCTGTGTTGCTCGGAAACGCGGATGTTGCCTTCCATACGGTCGTACAGCGTTGCGCCAACACCGAATGAACCAAGGAGAACCTTGCCTTCGGTGATTGCTGGCGTGCTGACGATTGGCAAACGCCACAAGCGAGCATCTGCACCCATCGATACCGACATAACCATCAAGTAGTTATAGTTTGCATCCTTTGAGAGTTCGATGTCTTCAAGGTCGTTTGGATGGACAATCATGCCTGTTGGCTCGTAGTAAGCGAGCAACGACTTGGTGATACCACGACGAATTGCATCGAGGCGGGTGTCGTTTGCAACACCACTTGACCAATTAGAGGTCTGAATTCCAGAAGTCGAACGGATACCAGTGAGGTTTTGGCCAACACCGTTTCCGTTAAGAATCTGGTCATCTTCTACCAAGCGGAGTCCGTACAACAGTTCGTTGTCGATAATTCCACGAAGGGTTGGCTCGTCGTCCAACACATTGCGGTGAGCAACTTCGTAGTGAGCAATCGTGCGAACTGGAGCCTGAACACCAACGACGGTCATTGACGACTGTGGTTTTACACCAAAGGCGTTGTTTGCGTCGTTGCGCTCTGCAACTGTCGATGCGTTGTTGGTGAAACCAGAAACACGGAAGTATTCAACCATGTTGCTGTTCGTCTGCTGTACATCGAAGAGTTCGCGTACGCGCATAGTGCGCTTCTGACGCTCGATGATGCCTTCACGCTGTGGCGTACCGAAGTCTGTAGGGGTGCCTGATGGCAATCCTGTGTAGACATCTTTGCGACCCCAGTGTGACGAGAACGAACCATTTACTTGGAATGGTGCGTGCATCGTGTAACCAGACTTACCACCAGCAATTGCCTTGAACTCATCTGATTCAACGAACTGCTCGCCGAGGCTCTTTGAGCCCTGTGGAACAATCAAACCAGACTTGGTCTGTGCTACTGGTGCGGTCATGCCTTCAGCCCATGAGCGAATTTCGCCCATACCTTCCAAGGCCTCGATTTCAGCACGGATTTCGCGTGCCTTTGCGAGGTTGCCTCGGAATGCTTCAACATGCTTTGCTTGTACTTGAACTTCAGGTCCGCCTTCTTCGCGGGTAGCGCCTGCATGGTCAACGATTGCATCGTTGTCTGCAAGAACTGCACGGAGGGCTGACTTGAGTTCCTTTAAACGGCTATCTGTAGCCATAGTGATATACTCCTTTTGAGTAATAGTGGAACTTCGGACACAAGGTAAGCACCTCGTATTAAATATTATGCTTGTTGTTTGCTAGTTTGTCAAGCAGGGGTTAGGTTATTTTTAATTGTCTTCGTCTTCTTCGTCTTCGTTTTGACCAAACATGTCCAATAGGTCTTGGAATGTAACATCAGAAGCCATAAAGGGCTTGGCTATTACATCGCCTTTGAATGTAATTTTTGGGCCCACTGCAATATTGCTCATCGCATCTAGTATGCGTTCAAATACAGAAACAGCAACAAATGGTGGTATTGAGCCTAAATCAACATGGATTGGCTCATCTCGGTCTTCGTAGGATACAGAAATAGTAATCATTGGAAAGCGCAGGTTCATCTGGCTTTCAAGAGGGTCGCGACCCTCTGTCATTTTTTCTTGTCTGCCTTGTATGTCTTTCCGCGATAGAACATAGAACCATTGTGAATTGGAACAAGTTCTAGATGGAATGGACCATCTCCAGCAACATAGTGCACAACAGCAATTCCTTGCTGCCAATCTTCCGTGCATGGGATTGGGCGTCCGTCGAGGTCTGTCCCGCCTTTTGTGCTTGGCACGACGCCGTCCACGCGAGCAAGACATCCTGCAGATGCGGCGAGAATAGTTTTATCTTCATCCCAATCTTGGCGGGTTCGCTCTGCCCATTCGCGGCGATGGATATGTCCATAAAGAACTGAAGTCTTTTCTGTTGCGAGATATTTATGAGCAGTGCTTCCGCCAGATGCGACTTTATGTCCGTGAATAATTCTTAACTTGCGATTAACCCAATATGTTGACGCTGGGTATCCTGGCAAATACTTAACACCAAATTCTTCAAATCTGCAAAGATAAGGAAGCGACATAACTGGCCATGAGTCTGGGATATTCCCACGCTTCAAACCAAAAGCAGCATTTGCATTATCAAGAATATAATTTCCTAATCTTGCTTCGTGATTTCCCTCAAGCCAAACAATTTCAGCGAGTGGAGATGCTGCGCGAAGGCGCGCCATAAGCGTTGTTAAATAATCAATTGTTTTTTGTGTTGTCAATTGATAAGCAGGAGTTAGTCTGTACTTTCCAAATTCTGCAAAGTCAGCATTGTCTCCATTCATTGCAATCACATCTGGCTTTGATTCTTTGATAAATTCAACAGCCAAATTAATTGCAATTTCATCATGGATAGCAACAAAATTGCCGTTTACATCCCTGAAATAACCACATTGCATATCTGGCAAAACTACGCATGTTTTAAACTGCGACTTTTCTTTTTTAACAGTTGCAACTGTAGGAAGTTTTATTGACGGGCCTCTTTTTACTACTGGCCATTCTGGGGAGTTGCGATTCATTGCTGATTTTAAATCTTTTGACAATGACATTATTTGCCCCCAATATAATTGTTGCTTCTAGTTTCAAAATTTTCAACATTAGCATGTCGCCAATTATCTACAGCACTCCTGCCAATTACATAGCCGCGCCCTTTTAAAACTTTTGAAATTGTGCGACTCGAAACTGATAAGTCTTTCATTGCATCAACGAGCGAAGCAGAATCTTTTGCACTCAAAGATGCCAAAAGTTTATCTACCTTGCCGATTGTCGTGCTCTTTTGAACTCTGGCTATTTCCTTGCCAATATCCACAACCCCTCCACGGGCGCTACTAACGCCCGTGAATACTATAGCACTTTCAGGAGGTCGTGGAACTCTTTAAGGTCATCGAATGAAAGTTCTGCTGTTTCCATCTGAACCAATTCAGACTTTTCTTCAGCAACAACTTCTTCAGCAACAACTTCTTCAGCGGCGACTTCTTCAACTGCTACTTCAACTGCTACTTCTTCTGCTGGTGCATCTGCAGCAACTTCTTCGACAGCAACTTCAGCAACTACTTCTTCAGCAACTGCTTCGGCGGCTTCATCCGACTTGGTCTCAACAGCAATTTCTTCTGCTTTTACTTCTGCGGTGTTCATTGCAGCAAGAGCCTTAGCAACTTCGCGTGCAACAATCTCGGCAATCTGTGCTTCAATGTTCATATCTATGCTCTTTTCGTTATCCTCAACCATTGACATCTCGTCTTCTGGCATATCTTCATCTGCTGGGTCTTCGTCATCCATCGGCTCTGGAAGTTCTTCAACCATAGTCAATGCATCACCGTATGCTACTACAGTAACATTAGTAGGCATCCATTCGTCTTCATCCCACATCATAACCCGTACGACATAGGCTGGGCGTTCGGCGGACCCTTCAATTTCAAGGCCCTGCGGCTCACCGCGAACAGTTCCTTCTGAAGACGAAGACAAGATGTCTCCATAATATGTGCCGTTTGATGTCTCCCACGAGACAAGCGCGCCTTCGGTCATTCCCTCATCAACTTTTTCCATGACCACAAAAGTGCGAAGTTTTACATCTTCAACTGCAATTAAAACAGTTTCGTCTGTCTCTTCAAGTCCTTCCATGTCAAGACATTTCTGCACAAGCGCCTGTCCATCTTCGGAGATTCCAACGATGATGCCAATGCTGTCATCGCTCAATAGAGCCTGCTGCCCAACAAAGGACTTATACGACTCAATATCAATCTTGCTCATCTGTTTTCTCCGTGATAGATAGTGGCTCACTAATGAGGCCTTTTTGCATCATAACATTATCAATGTACCCATCTGACTTTAGTTCAGGTGGCTTCTTACCGAAGTCACGGTAGTGACGGGCGAGATGATTGTACACAGCCTTGCGGTCTTCTCCGCGAAGTATCGTTCCACCGCGTCCGCCGTTGAGAATTGCCATCTCCGACTTCAACTCTGAATAAGCGGCTGCTCCAGGGCGACCATCTTCTGAAACATGGTGATGGATAAATGTGTAGTGGGTCTTACGAGTGCCATCTGTTCCAGGTGTATGGTAGGCAAAAATCTTTCGATAATAATCTTTGCCTTCTGGTGAACGAGTGTTCAGAATGGCGGAACGGTCGAGTGTTTCATCGTCACGAACTGCCGTTGAATGCGAAGGAATTGGTCCACCTTCAGCCTTAACCTCAATGCCAGAATCTTCGCTGAGTGGCTTTGTAATAATTCCTTTTTGAATCATAACGAAGTCGACAAACTCGTCTGACTTAAGTTCTGGTGGCTCTTTTCCAGCATCTCGGTAATGAGCAGCAATGTGGTTGTAAACACCACGGCGTGCTTCGCCACGAAGAATCGTTCCAGAACGACCGCCGTTCAAAACAGCCATTGAGTTAATCAACGCTGAGTATGAAGCCTCGCCTGGAGTTCCGTCAGCACCAACATAGTGGTGAATATAGTTATAATGGGTCTTACGAGTTCCATCTGTATTCGGATTCTGGAATGCAAATATTTTGTTGAAATAAGATGGGGTCCCTGGTGATTTCATGCTTCTGAATGGAGCAGTTTTATCCCATGCGCGTGATGTATTCACACCTGTTTTGTGCGTTGCAATAACTCGTCCGTTTGGACCCGCATCTTTAACTTCTTCTTGTTCAGCAGATTTTGCTCCAGCAGATTCTTCACGCATTTTAGGATTTGCTAAAAGTTCTTCGCGGATAATCCATAGTTTGCAAATTGCTTCTGGTTCAATACTTCCAGACACAATTTCGCACTTCTTCCCACCCTCAAAGAAGACGCAATTAGAACACTTCATGCCCTCTGAAGCAAATGGATTCTCTTCCATGTAGTGAGCGCCATTAGCGCCACTTCCTTGGTCCCACATACCGAATTCTTCAGCCATAGTTTCAAACAGGTCATACATTGTGAACTGGCGTGGGTTCAACCCCATCTCTTGCTGTTCGGCAAGACCTTCAACCATGTCATCTTGGTGCGGTACGACTTCTGGACCCTGCATTTCTTCATGCATGTCCTTTTCTCCCTGCATTGCTGCATTTAAAGCAGCAAGGTGTGCTTGTGCTTCGGCGAGAGTCAGATGGCATCCACCTGAAACAATTCCTTCTCCAACTTTAACGACTGCATAACCGCTACAACCCTGAACATCTTGCTCAATGCTGTATGGCTTTTCTTCTGGAGCATTTGGCGTGGTACCAATTCTTTGTGGGGTACCGAAAGAACCTGGTGTTCCTGATGGCATATCAGTGAAGGCGTCCTTCTTTGAAATATCCATCTTTGTAAGGGTTGAGAACTTATGCCCAACTCGTACTTCTGTGGGTGAATAATCAAGTCCCTCTTTGCGGTAAACACGAATCAGCGCTGCTGGGTCTTCTGGTGTACCAGTAATAGTGAAACTGCTATTCGGGACATCTATTTCACCGTCGCGCTCAATACGCTCAATTCGTCCGTACGCTCTACCGCCAGATGCGCGCCAAGTAACAAAGTCGCTAGTCTTCAGCCCGTTTGGTTCTGCTTTCATTTCATCGCGTGAGTTCATTGCGTCAACAAGTTTTTGAGCCCAGCGCCATCCAGCATTTCCACCCCACAGTTTCCATGCAATCAGTCCTGCACCTGGATATCCATCTGCGCCTGGTTTGCTATTTGCTGGAGTCTTGAGGTCTACTGCGTGGCGTGGGAAGTAGCGCGCGATGTGACGAGCCTTTTCAGGGCTAACAGTAGAATTGTTGAGTAGGTAATTAGCCGTAGCCTTACCAACCTCAGTTCCGCCTCGGTTAAATTCTTTCGACCACCTGAGACCAGTCTCTGCTTGACTTTTAACACCAGAAGGAATGCCGAAATCAATGTCATCGTACTTGCCAGGAGCCTTTGCTTCAATTTCGACTCCGTCCTCTTTCAGGCTTAATGTACGGGTGCTTGGGGCGGCACCAAAAATTACTGGTGAGTACTCAAATAATTCCAATTGCTTAATATAACGAATTCCAGTTTTTGAATCAACTTCGTATTTTCCTTCTGGAACCGCATAGCCAATTGACCATTCTTGCTCTGGGCCGAAGAACTGGACATCATAAAAAGCATCGCGCCCACGGCTTGTATTTAGGTTGAACTGCATTTTTACAAGCAGAGCACCAGCATTTTGCTGAATAAGGTCATTTGGAAGGCGTGGGTCATTTGGAAGAAGTTCCTCAACACGGAGAGTCTTACCAACTGGGATATTCGTATCGTGAGACCATACGACTTTAGGATTACGCTTCTTTAGCGTTAATTTATAAGCGCCTGGCTCAATTACATCGTTTACGGAGTCGACAATATTGGTAACGGAGACAATTGCCTCAACGATTCCATCTACATCATCAATGCCACGAACTGATGAAACTGATACTTGTTTGTGTTCCAAAACGGCCTCCTGCAAGAAGAGTAGCAGAAAATTGCAGTAAATGTTGTAATGTAGAGACTAACTATTTAATTTCGTATAGTCTATGAAAACAAAAGTGTGCAACTGCAGTTCATCACAAACTCAGTTGGTGCTTCTGGGTCTCCAGGGTACATTGCGGACTTGCCATTAATCTCAAACTTCTCGTCGATGCCGACTGTCTGACTGGCAAGTTCAGCGTGCTCATTGCGTGCTGAGTCTTGACTTGGGCGGTGAACCCATGTCTTTTTTGTATATCCAAGTTCT